TTTCTGTGGACCATGGATTTGGTCATTTGGAAAACGACTAGGTGAAGTTTGGAACTCTCAGTTCCCTATCTTCTATGCATCAGGCGTTACCCCTGAAGAAATAGGTGCATGGTTTGATGTTATGGGGCACAACAATCCTGCTTGGAAGGTGTACTTTGCGGACTTTAGTAGGTGGGACTCTTCTCAGAATGAGTACCTCCTGCGAGGCGGCGATATTGTCAACAGGGCCTTTGGTGTCCCTGAGCCTGTGCTCGAGCAACAGCAAGAGGACAGGGTTAAGAGAGGTGGCACTGTTCACGGTGTCTCCTATTCTATTGACAATACCGTGGCCTCTGGACGTCATACTACATCATGTAATAATTCCTCGCAGCACGGTTGTGTAATATTGTTCAATTTGTCATTGAACAATCCGAAGATGGGATTGGATGAGCTGCTGACTCTTCAGCGCTCTATGGTATTGGGAGACGATGACGTAGTGGGCATAAGAAACGGCGTCAACCCTCCCTCAGTAGATGTCTATACTAAACTCGGTTTGGACGTAGAACTACAGCATGCAGAGAATACTTACAAGGCAGACTTCTGCTCATCATATTTCTGGCCCACTAAGGACGGAACTGTGTTGGGACCTAAGCCTGGTAGGTTATTACCTAAGTTAGGATGGTATTTGAACCAGCACGATAAGAATGTTGCTGGAGTGCACAAAGCCACCCTACAGTCTCTCTATAATGTCTGCAGCTTTGTGCCCCCACTGAAATCTATTATGGACCTACAACTTAGGCTGATGTCTAGTGTAAGACCCAAGATTGCTCAAGATTTACCCATAGTCGACGTTCGGTCGGCTAAGGAACATGCTCCATGCCAAGAAACTTGGGACATGCTTGATGCAATATATGAGTGGACTCCTATTGATCAGGAAGCCCTAGACAACGGACTCAAGACAATTAAGACTCTTCCAACTGTGTTGGCTGGGGCACTTATCTACAAATTATTGCAGGGAGATGGCCAGTTCCCCGGAGCGGAAGCTCTAGGGATGTCAGCTTGGCACTCTCTCTTAGCAACAAACAACCCCTTTGGTTTGTTGTTCAATATACTCTTCTGGAGTGTGATAGTTACCCCATTATTTGAGGAGCTCATCAAGAGGATAGAATACTACCCATTTGCTATCCTAAAGCTCTTCAAAGTACCTGGCAAGGAGATTCTTGCAATGCACAATGCTTTCCCATTAAAGCATTTGTTCCTTGTAGCAAGCACTGCCAAGTACTACTTCATATGGTTAGAGTTTTATTGTTATGTTGTGGAACACTATGACAAGTATTG